AGGAATAAAAATCATTGTAGAACCAGGGATAGACATATCATCTTCTTCACCTGGAACCTGTACAGGCATTTGTGGAATTAAATTACCCGCTTCATCAAATTGGTCTTCAGGCATACGATAGTGCCATACTGGACCATCTTCTTTGATAAGGTCTAAAATATCTTCTACTGCTTCTGGGTCATAAATAATTGTTTCTTCTCCTGTAATCTTTCTTACACGAACATATAAATGATTACGGTATAAATCTGCGTCTTCTTTGCTATAAATGTATTCTCTATTAGAAAACGGTTCAAAAATATTATAAAACGTATGTATTTCTTTAGTATAACGTTCTAAATATCTACGTTTAGTATGTGCTCTGTCTTCTTGGTCACCGTCAAATATTTGCCCTTCAGTAGATGCTAAATTAGTTGTTGGTTGATTATCATAATAATCTGGGTCTTCAGCTGAGTTTTTAATAATATCTACATACTCAGGATATACGGACTCTGCAAATTCATCAGTCATATAGTTTGCAACAATAATGTTTGCCGCATCTCTTGCATAAACATCTTTTGAATTTGGGTCAATGTATACATTTAACGGATTTATAGATTTAATACATACTTCTCCTTTACCGTTATCTGCATCTGGGTCTTGATAGGTTTGCAAAACACCCATACCGCCAACATAATAATCATCAATAATTTGTTTTAACTCCATATCACCATTAGATGTTTGCCATATCCATTGAAATAAATCAGAAAATACTTGCGCAGTTTGTCTATCAGAGTCTTCTCTACCAGTAGAACGAAACTGAGGTGAATTATAGGTTAATAGTGCTTTAGCTGTTTCTACAATCGGATGAATACGATTGACAACAATAGGAGCTTGTCCTCTACTTTCTAAAACTTGTTGTTGGTCTTTGGTCCATTGTGCACCTGCTCTGAAATGCACGCTTTCTTGAAATTTTTGTGCCCATGGCTCACGACTTGAATCGTATTGAATAAAGAGCTCTTTAGTTCGTTGAACTTCTTCATGAATTTCTTTTTGCAATATTTCGCCTGACTCATAATCAAATATAAACTCTAAATCTTTTTTACTTTGAGTCCTTGACGCTGCTTGTCTTTTTTCTTTTGGCATAAGCTCTTTCTATCGTTATGTACCCTTTAGGTACTTTAGTTTCTAAATTATCTAAATATTCTTTAAGTTTATTATCAGGCAATTTATACTTGCTTATGTTTATTTTTTTGTCATCCATACAACTATGGAGTTTATAACAAATTTCAGATAATTGTCAAGAACTTTCTCACATTATACGCCAATCTACCTTTTTAACGTTCCACCAGTTTGTTTGTTCATCTTGTTTTTTCTTGTCTTTTGATTCGTGATTTGGAATGTATGCGTTTTTATTAGCATAAAAGAATCCGTCTAGCAAGTCATCGTTTTTTGCTCGGGGATATAACATAAGTTCATCTTCGAACTCCGTCATATCTTTTCTCATAAATACTTTATGATTAGCAAATAACGGTTGTAAACTTTCTAAACGGAATGATTTTGAGGTTCTAGGATTCTCTTTGACTTCAAGTCCAGGAATAAAGAGTCCTAACTTTTCGGATTGTTCTTTGATGTATTGACGTAGCATTTCCTGATATCCTACAGACTCAATACGGGTCTTGGTACTTTTATAAAATTTAAAGTTATCGATAATAGCATCGGCTAAATGTAATGGGGTAGCACGTTTTCTATAGTATGGCAGCACAAATCGATTATTTTCTTTATCAATAGCAATGTTAAAAATAACAGAATAGTCTGCTGTTTTTTTGGTACTAGAGGCAGGGTCGACTCCTGTGAAGACGTTCACAGGTCTCCTCTCGTTTACTTCCTCACCATTTAGGTTCGTCAGAACGAGGGTCGACAACCCTGCTGGGTCGGTCTCGATGGTGCCGTCATAATACCTGAAATCATCTGGTCTGAAAAGATTATCTTCATCTCCTACAATTTGACACAGATACTCACGATAAAATACCGATAAACGATTAATAGAGTCTAACTCTTCTTTTTTATCACGTAACTTCTCTATCGGCCAGACTTCTTCCCATAAGGCTTCACCTGTATCCAGATTCGGTCGAAACTCCATAGTTTTCCAACCTTTCATATCTTTAAGGGTTTCTACTAAGCAACGCTGATGTTGAGGAGTACCAATAACACATATCTTTCCAGTAATGGGGTCCAGGGATGGAACACCAGATTGCAGCAACCAACGTAGATTAAATTCCATCGCTTCTGCTGTTTTCGTGTTGTTCTCATCCTCTGGGTCATCCAGGATAAGAAGGGTAGGTCTTTGATTCCCATGCTTAATTCCTCTAATTTGTTGTCCTGTACCTTTACAAATAATGACACTTCCGTCTTTTAACTCTATTTCGGTATTAGTCCACTTACGTGCACTGTGTTGTCCCCAATATCCAAAGAAGTATCTAAATTCTTTTGAATAGTCTAATACGTCTTTAATCGTTCCTAGCAGCTTAGTCGCATGGCCTTGTGTACGAGATACCAAGACAATTACTTTTACTCCCTTTGTAAACATTAAATGAAACAACGGATACACCCCAGCTACAATTGAACTCTTTGCATGACCACGAGGTGCAATAATATTTAACTGTGTTCCTTGCCCTCCTAAGATTTCCTTAGCAATATCAGAATGAAAAGGCGGAGAAGGACTCGAAAACATATTTGGCATGACCATTCGGCCGAATAACAACATATCCTGCTGCATATCCAGCATTATCTCTTGTTTTTTGTCCATTATTTCTCTTTCTTATACGTTTCTACCTTAATTTGATGGTCTTTAGCCACTTCTTTTAAGGTAGCAACAAATAATTCCAAAGATTCTTGCTTTTTAGCCGTTATTACTATCGTACGTTTCATTATGTTCTTCTAATGGTTGTGTTTTTGTTGCTTTTAGCTTCTTTTTAGCTGTTTCGTAGTTATCTGCTATCTGATGCGTGATATCCATTTCCAATGTATCTGTTTGCGTCTTAGCTTTTGGTTTCATATCTAAGAATCCACCTAATTCTTTGGCTGCACGTATCATATTCCCAGAATCTTCATTTACCTTAGCTACTTCAATCGCATCTTTTATTACATCTAATACAAATCCTTCATCAATTCCTTTTTCAGTAAGGACTTCTTTCATTTTTTCTTCAATCATTGCTTTCATTCCTCTGGTTTTCAATAACCGTTTTACGCTTGCTACAGGCTTTGCTTGGTCTGGCCTATATATTTGCCCTAATTTTTCAAAATCTGGCGATTTTCCCGCCATTACGTACGTTATATACGCATCTGCTAGGTTCTTTGCCCTACGTGTTTGTAGTTCTTTGTCCATATGGGACTTAGTACTAGCACTTGTATAGTTACCTGTAGCATGATGTTTTAAAAACTCCAACCTACTGGTACTTGTAATCCATTGCTTCCCATAAGGAAAAGTGCTTTCAGTACCAGTCTTGTACTGTTTACGGTTAATACATATAGCTACATAGCCATCATCGGATACTCCATACTCTCCAGGAGTACAGTCTTTCCAATGTTTATAGCTTAACCCTTCATTATCTGCTTCATCCTGATGATATACAGGATATTCTACAGGTACGTACTTATTTATCTTCAGTTTTCTCTGAATCGTTATCATTTGCTTTATCGTCTATCTTCAATTCTTTCTTCATCCACTCTAAAAACTCTTTTTCATCTTTTTTAAAGTGTATATACATATCTTGAACCTTTTTTGCATTTTCTACTTCCATACGTACTAACTGTACTTCCATGCCTAATGCATTAATTGTACGAATCAAATCTTTCTTCGTAGGGTTCTTCTTTTTATTTACCGCCATTTCCTGCCTCTATCGTTTTATTATCGTTTTCTCTAACGAATAAGCTCTACGTAGATTTATTTATCCTTAAATAAATAAATCGGTATGCTCATAACGTTAGAGCATAACGAATACTCTATCGTTTTATCTATTACGCTTACTCTTACGAATCCATACATATCCTAATCCTTCTCGATATTGGTACTATCGAGCTCCATTTCTTCCATTAAGCATTCTATTTCTATTTGTGCGTTAATGTAGTCGTATACTTTAATCGCTTCTTCCGTAAACTTGCGCTCAGGAACTCGTACCCATTGATTTTTTTTCTTATCAAAATATTCTAAATGTCGTTTTACGTTCTTTCTGCGCTTCATGCTACAAATTAAGGGAAAAGGTTGAAAAAGTCAATCCGTAAAAAATTGCTGTAGATTGCGTGCACTAGGTATATAGTATAGCCACCCCCCTTTATATGTTTATGCAAACGGTATATTTCGTTGAAAAAACCCAACGAAACATATCCATCGCATAAACAAGGGCGTTGAATGCACTTAGCGTTGCAAGCAACGTAGTGCACAGTATTTTTTGGGAAGTATTATAAATGATTTGAGATAATAGTCATTATCGGGACATCGGGCATTCGGAAAAGCATATGCCACGTGTCCTTATCAAATCATTTGCCATACTTCTATTTAAAACCATACATCGTAAACGATGTCCTCAAAACCTAAAAGAAAGCGAAAACACTCATTCTGATTGGTTTAATTTAAGTCCCTATACTTTGAATTATACTTCTTAAACCAAGGTTTTTTATAGTTTTTCCCACAACAAATAAAACTATAAAGATTTCAATTTCAACTTATAAAAGAAAGAGGTTTAAAATGAATATAGTTGTAGAAAATGTTCCATTTGTTAGTAAATACGATGATAATGTTAGTTGTTGTATTTATATGTCATTATTACACGTTTATAATGTAATAGAATATGACCATCAAAACTTTAATATAGAGCCATATGTTCCTACGTATTTGGATAGACTTCAAAAAGAATGGTTAAATTCATTAGAATTAAAACATTTAAGTATGAAAGTTCCAGAACACGCACATATAGCTTATTTAAAAGATGAATTGGAAAATCATCAGAATAAAGAATTAAAAGCAGATGCATTATTTGCAGATAAGCATAATCTTCCCTTTTAATTTGATTGTTTGTTTAGAATAAATTATTTCACGTAGGATTTTAAGTATGAACTCAATAGACGTATTGGGAATTGCGTGAAATAATTTATTCATAAAACATACATCCTAATTGGTTGGGAAAAAAGTTTTCCTAACTATTAAATATTAACTTCATAGAAAAAGAAAGGACAAAACACTATGGAAAATAAAGAAAAGTTCACCTACGCAGTAAGACGCATTAACAATGATACGGGAAAATGGGATTTAGTTAAATCTCATAAAGATTTCCAACACGACGATAAATTCATTGTTCAGTTCAACAAAGATGTTGAAGGCTCTACTGATGAACTTGTTGATTATTTCGTCAATAAAGTAGCTAATATGAATAAAGGCATCTTAGCTAAAAAAGCATTACAAATTAACTTTAAGCGTGAAACGAAAGGCTTATCGTCTGGACAATACCAAGACGGCACAGAGTTTGTTAAATGCTTTGGTGTAATTAGTTATGCACAAGGTTCAAGTATTACCGAGTCATTGGATTACTAAGCCGTCTTTTGTTGGGTTATGTGTAAAAGCATAGCCCAGCAAAAAAAAATTCGGTTCGCTCACTTCGTTCGCTCACTCTTAAAAACCTTAAAACATACATTGTATTTGAATTTTAAATGAAAGGAATATAAAATGTCATTAATTATAAATAGTGAACACGATTATATTTATATTCCAAAAACCAAACGTGAAGTCATAGAGCATATTATTGCAAGAAAAGGCGGAACGTTTGCTTATTGGAATAAAAGAAAAGTCCAAGGATTAAAAAAGTTCCTTTGGGCAGTTAAAATGGGCTATAAATGAAACGTAGCCCATTTAAACCCAAAGAAAAAACCAAAGGCAATGTAGGGGGTGGCTTACTTGGTACAACTAACCTTCCGTGCATTACAAGGTACAACTAAACATCCGTTAGGAGTCGCAAAGTGAGATAAATCATCACAGTTAACACACTAATAACAGCACGAATGTCATGTCTATTATTTTGAGTATAATATATCATTGGAACGTCAATGAACATTCGTTAAATCGGAACATAGGAGTAAATACACTTAAAATCTTTTATAGCACAACATCTATTGACACGGTGTTGCAGTATGCTACTAACAAAGTTAAAGTAAGTAATAATAATGAGCTTAGAATAATACCATAATTAGATTCAAGAGCAATATGATAGGTCATTGGCATAAAAGGACATCAAATAATAATTCGCATAGAATCCGATATAAAGCGCTTATATCAAAATAATTATAGAGGATGAGGTCTACAATCATTGTTATGAAAATTCTTTTGGATAAGTCTTCGGGTATTACAGGGTTGGGCATGACAGCCCTGAATACTTTGCTTCACACTAACATTCTAATTGGTATTCTTATCTTAACATATTGTTATAGATATCAGAGTATAGATAAAGTAAAACTTTAATAAGAATTATGTAATACAGAGTCGCTCTTTGTATTGCATAAGTTTGCAAACTTGTATATTGGGAACGTATGAATAGCTCTGCGAAATTAAGCCCTTACAAGTATATATATTCCAGACATGGTATTGCATCATTGAAATCAATGTGTGATAGCTGGTGTAACAGTAATATATAGTATGTTGCTAAGCTATTTAGACGACAGTAGCTTAATATATAGTAAATGTGTAGAACACAAGGTCAAGAAGTCGAGCCTTGCTACACCTATGAACAGATATGATGTATAGTCCAGAGATGGAAATCAAGCTATATAAGTATTGTTAGGTATAACAGTTTGTAGTACTATTGGAAATGAGATGGTTTCCAAATAAATCAACAGCATCGTAAGTAAACTGAAATCTTACGCAAACATATAACATAAGGTAAGCTTGTAGCGTGGCTATGGGCTTACATTATGTTTTTTTTGTATAAAAAATTAATATTTAGATATTTGTGTCTAGGCAATTAATAATATAATACGAACTGAGTATAGTAAGAATAGTAAATTGAAACAAGGTTAATGCCTTGCTATAGCATTGAACACTTAATCTATGCCGATTAGAAGTACACTGTACTAATAATATATATTGTATCTAAACTTGCAGTAAGACGTGATAAATGACAATGACTGTTAATATAAATCGCCATTTGGTAGTCATCATTTTGAACTATGGATACAGTTAATCACAAACCCAATAGCAGAAAATAGCCACCATGCGAAGGATGAGCCTAAGAGTGTATGCAAAGCAGTGCTTTTAAACAAGCCCACTTGGCGAAACGGTTGTGAACAAATATCTAAAAAAAATTAATGAAATGGAGAGATAAATGATAGAAATACCAATAATTGCATTGATGTTGTTTTGTATGTGCATCGTCGGTGTAATTCTATTTACGTATGAGTATGGTAAACAAGTTCGTGAACTAAAAGAATTGAAAAGAAAGGTTCGTGAACGTGATATAGAGCTAACTTATGAAAGATTCAGAGAAAATATTGGACAAACAACAAGAAAACAGTTGCTTGACTCAGAAGTCTTTGAAAAAGCAAAACGTAAAAAGTAAAATAAGCAATGAACATACAATAAATGACACTAAGTATAGAATAGTTGAAGAATGGGAATGTGAAGACGCATACTTTGACTACGTTGTAGAAAAATTTAGATAGACTTGGTGTCATACAAGTTGGAATAAATCCAATGTTGTGGGAATAAAGCGGTTAATGATATGTATATAGCAGAGTTCTGCTAAAAATTAAGTGCTATTTGTAACGAATAGTTAAATGGTTCCGTAATAGCCAGCTTAAGTATACCAACTTGATATTAACCGCTTTATTTGTTAAATTATGATAATGAAAGGAAGTGTTATGTCATAATAAATTAGTAGTGGAATTGCCACTACAAAGGCAGATTAAATGCAAGATATTAGTCGTAAGTCCTAATACCAGTAAAATAATGAAAGGTAAAATCATGAGAAATAATAATAAAATTCGAGAATGTTTAAATGACATCTTAAAAACACATCAATGGAATTATACAGAACATATAGTTAATTCGATAAAAGATAAATTTTGTTCTGATATAGATATTCGTCTAATAAAAGGTAAAAAGTATTCTAACCAAATACCAATATTTAAAGGAGACAAAGGTTGGAATGATAGACAATTTGCGCAAGAAAGTGTAGAAGAGTTATTAGATTTTTTAGTATATCAAGCATCAAGATATGTTCGTTTTAAACACGATTGGGATACTACAAGAACACATTTGAAAGATATGATGTTTAGCAAATTAATGATAACTAAAGCATTAGAAATGTATATTATGTGTGTAGTAATGTATGAAGAGGAATTAGCCGAGGATGATTATGATTCAAAAAATACTTGGGAACATCTTGATAAATTTGATAACACGCATGAATATGAAAGTGAGGAAAAGTAAATGAATGTAATCATTGGAATAATTAGTGGCATCACCCTTGGTATTATAATTACCATGGCACTAAAAAAAAGAAAACGTGATGTAGAGAGAGATGTAGTACGACAAATTGTAAGACACCGTTCTGAATTTGATAACTACAAACAATATAAAGATAATCTTAATTAACTAGGAGGAACAAAATATGTTTCAAGCAAATAAATTGCAACGTTTTGTATACTATGTTGTCCAGAATTTACGTATGGATGATTATCAAAGCAGACATTGGACTAGTGTAATGAAATTAAAACACTATTTAAATTTCTCTTTGTATTTGTATAGAAAACTATTGTCTATGCTAGACATAACAGCTATTGGTAATAAACATCAGTTTATTTTCAATCAAGTAATACTAGCGTTAGACCCAGAAAATGTACACTTGTTTAAAAGCTACTACGATGAAAATAGGTGGCCATTGTCATTTGAAGTAGAATATGAGTCTGAAAACACTCAATTTACTTACAATGACACAATGGAAGTAGAAGGTTTAAACTTGTTAAATGCACCAGCAATGCCTACAACAGAAAGTGTAGGTGAAGAAGCTGCTGAGTATATACAAGAAAACGAGTATTACATTAACGTTACAAATGACGATGAGGCTGAATTAGACACTTATGAATTGAATAATCAAATCGTATTACCAAAGAATGATTTAGGTATTATGTATTTAAATTCATTACTAAGTGAAGATGAAGTTTTTGATATGCATGATGATGAAGACTTTTCAAAAGTATCCAATAAAACATTAAAAGATTGGATTACAAAAATGTTTGAAGAGTATCGTATCATAGCAGTTCATGGTGATATAGTAGATACTGAAGGTAAAAACGTTTCAGAGGATTATGCTAAATTCTTAGAAAATGGCAAATTATCACCAGAATACATAGCTGAAGAGCTTGTATCAGAATAATAATATTAATATATAGAGCAGCAATAACTGGTCCAGAAAGGTATGAGAGTAAGTGCCGATTTAGATGGAATATGTGAGCTGCTCTATAAAACTAGGAGAAATCATGGGAGTAAAAGATAAATCCGTTGAAGTTAGAGACTTTAACAACATTCAAATTATCACAAGAGAAAAAGATAAATGGGATGGAAATAGACAAGGCGTAGATTGGTGGACTGAAAGCCAAGCTATGTCATTGTTTCAACACGCTAAAAAAGATGGCGATAGACAACGCTATTGGAATACCATTATAAAAGAAACGCCAATTAGAAGTATGAAGGTAGTCATTAATGGTAGTGGTGATAGTGGTGGTATAGAAGATTTTTATCTATACGACGAAAACGAATATGAAATATCAGCTATGTTCAAAGTAAAACAATTCCATATGCTAAAAAATAAAACAGACGCAGAATGGGAAAAGTGGAGCAGTGAACATAAATCAACTTACGGAGACCAAACTAAATTTGTTCAATTGAATGATGATAAAGCTACCGAATACGAATTATCAGTAGAAGGTCGTAAGAAATGTATGCAACAATACATTGAAGCAATGGAAGACAACTGGGAATTACATTCTATTAACCGTAACGGTGATTGGAACTCAGCTGATACTTATATAATGTATAAAAGTTGGGATAGTGCTGACGGTTATAATGATTGGGGATATCAAGATAGTGTAAAGCTAAATTTGCAATTCCCTTCTTGTAATACATATGACCGTGATGCAGGGAAAAATAGAAACGCTATAACGGCATTTCTAAATAGTTTGTATTATGGAATATTACCAGGTGGTTGGGAAATCAATGAAGGTAGTATGAATGAATTACAAATTAGTAACGTAGAAAAGGATGGTGAAAATTATCCTAAAATTCAAGTAAGTCATATCTATTATAGAGAAGAGCATGAGGAATTTGAATTTGATTCTATGGATTTTCTTAGCTATTTCAATAACATTACTAAAACAAAACAAACGTACAATCTTGATACAAAGCAAGGTTCTCTATCGTTTTATCGTTTAGTATCAGAAATTGAAAGTAGGAGGGTAAAATAATGGACCCTTTATTTCATGCTAAGAGTTCAGTAAAAAAATGGGGTGGCAATGTAGATGATTACTTGCCAATCCATCATTGGTTTGATGATACTAAAAAAGGCTTTGCATATCCAGCACATAGAGCTATAAGACATCATAGTGAAGGTATTGGATGGTGCATAGAAACATTTGGTAAAACAATTACTTTATCAAGTGGTAAAGAAATACCAGTAAGATATGTCGGTGAACAGCACGTACAAGAAGATTGTGGCTGGATACCAACAATGAAAGACTGGTTAAAGAATCTCAAACCAGAGCCTTGGATGTTAAAGGTAGGTACAAGGCTTGAAGCTGATAGAGCGTTAAAATAATATCTTTGGGCGGCAACTTTCTTATTCAGTTAGTTTAATCATGATAACCTCCTAAGCCGCCCAAAAATACGCTAAAACAATCATTCTATTTGATAGGAGTTCGAATGGCAATTATATATGTAAATGGAAATCCCAAGTATATTCCTACGACAAAAATAGTTCATAATAAACAGTGGCGAGAAGCTACAGCAAAAGAATTTTATGAAAAGTATGGTGCATGGCAAGTCTTTGTTGGTGTACCGTCTCGTCAAAAGAAAACTTGGATTGAACAATATAGAAAAAAAGGAGTGTAGGTATGGCAACCTTAAAACAAAGTTATTCAGAGGAACACGAAACAATGTTGTTTTCAATGAATACGATTGCAAAAATACCAAGAGATAGTCAAAGCTTAAAGCAAGAAAAATCAAACGCTGAGCAAGGCTATAAACCGAGTAAATTTGCATGGACAATTCATTTTCCAAGAGTATCTTGGTTATTAATGAAAAATCCATACTATAACAGCACTGTTGCAGCACTAAAACGTGGACGTGGTCCTATATTTGATAAAATGTCTATAACGTATACTAGTGATTCGCAAGTGCCTTATTATAGTGTATTAAAAGAAGGCAACAAAATAGGTAATTTCTTTTATCGTAAAGATATTAATGATAGTTCCTATTTATATATGCCTAGAGGCGGTGCTTTGGCAACACGAAGTATGAATAAACGTATTCCAAGTAGCATCGGTAGAGATGGAAAGAAAAACTTTAGAATAGATGTATCCAATGATTATTACATTTTTGATATGTATAAAAATGGTAATATTATGGAAGAATCTAGGCTATGGTATAGAAAAAGGAGTTAATCATGGAGATTAATATTACAGAGAGTATGTTTAATGAATTTGTAGAAGTTAGAGATAGCGGAGAATACAATATGTATGACCCTGCTGCTAGAGCTGAAACATCATTAGACAAGAATGAATGGATATATATTATGCGTAACTTTGAAACATTGGAGGAGCAATTCAATGGCGGAGAAGCATAGTATTACCTACGAATGTTGTGAAACTGGTGAAAAGGTTACTACAACAAAGAAATACACTGAATTACCATATAGCTTAAAGGATATTACTATTGGCTCAAGTGATACAGAAGTACAAAATCCTTATAGTGGAGTTAAATATACATTAGACCCAATTGAGGAAGCAGTATATGCTTGTATCAAAGGTGCTGAAATTGTAGCGTATAATTTAGGTCCAGATAAGCAAATGAGCAATCGTATGTGGGAAACAGTAAATCAAGGTTGTGATTGGTTTAGAACCAACAACCCAGAAGCGTATATGGCGCTTTTAGATTAACGAATTAGAAAGTTGATATGGAGAAATACCATATTGTAAAACTCAATGACGGACCGAACCCTAGGGCGATACCTTTAATATAATCGGTTGGGGACAGAGTTTCTTTTTAAAAATTAGGAGTAGCAACAGATAAATGCGATTCGGAGATAGTATACTGATTTATACTAGCTACTCCTATAAAATTAGTCACATAGGATGATACATGGAAGAGCTCCAGTAGTTGCCGAGTGACTTAAATCAGAATAGAGGTAACAATAACGGAATATCTTAGACGATGCATCGGTATCTTGAGTTACCTCAGTTCTGAAAGTAAATTAGTGCAAGATAAAAAACAGTGGCTAGGTCCGCCACGGCAGACCATTCTTGCACTAATAATTTTAATGAGGGCATATAAGGTATGAAGACATAAATGAGATATGTTGAAATCATTGGAGCTTACTCAGTAACCTTACGAGGACTGGATTAAGATAGGCGATGCTACATATTAAAGTAGAGAGAGCAAGAATACTTAAAGCCCTTATTATAACAAACAAGGAGAGATAATGACTAAAATAGGATATAATAAAGCTGAAAAAGCTTTTGAATTGCAAGAAAAGATAGCCAAACTAATAGATAGATTAGATGACCTTGGCTTTGAATATATGTATTTTAATAACATAAGTTCAATTAGGAGAAAAAGAAATGGATAACGATACTTGGGTTTGCAATTGGTGTGGTAGTGATAATGTCTATGAAGAGGCTTTTGTTCCAATGAATGATGTAAAATTAAATTGGGATTCAATTCTATGGCCTAAACATAGCGCATACACATCAGATTGTTGTAATGATTTTGAACATCCAATGAGATATGATGAATGGGAAGAGTCAATAATAGAAGAGTGTAACGGCAATAAAGAAAAATACATTGCTATATTAGACGGGAGTAGAGCATGAGCACTAGATGTTGGATAGGAGTAGAACAAGAACCAGATGAAAAAGATTTAAATCAAGTTCATACTATATATTGTCATTTTGACGGATATATAGAAGGTGTTGGTAAAACATTAATTACTAATTGGAATAACTTAGAAAAAGCACATATGTTATTGCAATATGGTGATATAAGCTATGTTCCAGAGCAAGCAGATGATGAATTGTTGCAAGACGCAGCATACGAAACAACTGGTACTGCTTTAGAACACGTTTGTGAATATCATATGATGTTAGAACTTAAAGGAGATATACATATTGAATATGTGTATTTGTTTAAAGATAACGATTGGTATGTATCAGAACTACATATGGAACATGAAGTACCAGATTCATATTTTGGTTATACATCGTTACATACAAAGTTCAAATTACTACAAGATGTATATAATGAATTGCAAAAAAACAAAAATTATTGCGAAGAGTGTCCAAATGAAACAGACGGATTTTATCTTTGCGATGATTGCGAAGAAGAGCAATTTAATAAAGACGAAGAAGAAAATAACAGGGATTAACAATTGGTACCCCTCGAGTGACGGGTTGAATGGTTCAGTTCTCCAGAATACAGCCATTAATCCTTGTTATTTTTTTCAAATATTCATATATTCTATGTGAATATAATATTAACAACTAATAATAGGAGTCGCAAATGCCGATTAATATTCACGGTAAAGAATACGTTTTAGTCAATGAAAGATTAGATGAATTTCTTGCCGAAAATCCAAAAGCAACTATTGAAACAGTAATCGCCAAACAAGATAGTATCATAGATACTGCAACTGGTGACCCATGTAATCAATATATTGTGCAAGCTAAAATTATTCCTAATCCATTAGAAGAACCAGAAGTGTATTATACTGGTTATGCTGAGGAAAGAGATAATAATGGCTTTATTAACAAAACTTCTGCATTAGAAAATGCTGAAACAAGTGCTCTTGGTAGAGCATTAGCTTTTGCTGGTTATGGTAGTGCGCAATCAATTGCAAGTGGCGAAGAAGTGTTAAGAGCTCAACAAGTTCAAAAACAATTCCAACCTACTACCACATCTTTAGATAAATTAGATAGAGCAATGAATAAATGTGCTAAACAAAATCTAATTGATGATAAAGCAATCTTACAATACAGAAAGAAACGTGAAGCTGGTATGACTAAGAAACAAGTTGAAACTGGTCAAAAATATTTTGATAAGTTATTAGCTGAAGCACCACCGCTTACTGAAAAAAACAGTAAACAGAAAGGAGCTAAGTAATGGCTATCAATGAACACGGTACTCTAAGTAATCGTAAGATTAAAGTACCAGTTTATTTTTCATGGGATGACGCTGAAGGATATCATCTTGATATGGATTCTATGAAAAATGAAATAGATAAACAATTAGAACAACTCGAAGAAGATGTAAACGAGTTAAACTATGCCCATAGAGAACATCTGCATACAAAACACTATGAAGGCACAATGAATGAGGAGCAATAAGTTATGGCTATAACTGGAACACAAATGAAGAAAAGTGGTGGTTCTGCAAGGAACTACTTCATTAATAAAGTGAACATTCAAGAAGCTGAACTAACAGATTCTAACTACACTGATTGTAGTGTAAGATTAAGTTTGTTAGATTCAAACACTGGATATAAATACACTTTATATATTAACCAAAACTTCGAAAAAGATACTGCTGGAGTAGTTACTGGATTGAAATTCCCAGATGACTTAAACAGATTGTATCTACATACTGGAACAGATATGATGATTACTGATTCTGGTGAACCTAATTTAGATATTTTGGTTGGTAAAGATATTGCTATTGTAAACTATGTATCTAACGGTAAATACAAACGTAATACCTGGAGATGTGTAGGTTCAGTAGATAATACTTCTGAGTTAGGTGCAGAGTTTGAAGCACAAACCAAAAAAGGATATCCAAAGGATTTTGTTAAACCTAATCCTACAGCTAATTTAGCTGAACGTATCTTTAATGGTTCTTCAGACACTAAAACTGAATCAGACGATTTACCATTCTAATGACTACTGAACAAATACTTGTTAAATGGGTTATAAGTAAGGCACAAAGTAATAGACCCTTTTTCTATTCTTATGAATTGGAAGAGGGTTTGCCTACTTATGGTCGTTTAGCATTTCAGAGACAACACTCAGCTTCTACTTATTCTAGGACATGGAGAAAATTACGTGAAGGTAATAAACTTCAAAGGTTAGGATACAAGTTAGAAGAAATTGTTCACGATAAATCGGCAAAGGTTAAAGGATGGAAAATAATCAAAGATTCGTAGAATTTGTTGAAAGCAATATTGCAAATAGAAATGAAATTATTCCTATGGATATTTACAATAAAGCTATCAAACTATCTGCGTTTAGTAAGAAAGAAATGTATAGGTCTTACTATTCCTTTGATGAAACATTCTATCGTTATGTAGAAAAGCATAATTCCGTTAAAGAATATGACGGAATGATGTTTGTTGATACGATTATTCTGGATATTGATAAAGGTCCTATGACTTGTGAAGAACACAAGATGTACGTAGAACAATGTTTAGCAGATATTACAGAATTGGGTGTAAAAGATAAAGATGTTAATATTTGGTTTAGTGGTAATGGATATCATATAGACTTGAAAAATGTATTTGGGTTCAAACCAAACCATCGGTTAAACGAAACGGTAAAGTTTACGCTTGAAAAACATTTTCCATGGGCTGATAGTATTTATGACAAGACACGTATTATACGTAGTCCTTGGAGTTTTAATACCAAAAGTCAGTTATATAAAATATTCTTACCGCTAGACAAATTTCTTGAGATGGATGTAAGTTTTTTCAAAGAAGCTGCACAATCAAAAGAACATTACACTGAATTTAATACAGACTTTGATTCCTTATTCAAAGACAATGCAACGCTTCCTTATTTAGAGCATCTTGTGATAGATAAGGAAGTTGTTGTACACAAAAAAGTTCAAGAAAAAGGTTCAGTAAGTTCAGTAGTATCTTGTATGCAACACGTGTTCAATGAAGGTCCAGTTGAAGGAGATAGAAATAAAAAGATAATGCGTATGGTTAGTTCTTACAAAAGAGCTGGTGTGCCATTTCTTGCTTCTCTTGCAATTATGCACGATTGGGCTAACGGAGAGTTAGGACATAACGAAATAGTTAGAACAGTAACGAATGTATATGAAGGCAATTACCAATATGGTTGTCAAGACCTTATTATGAGTTCGTATTGTGATAACAAATGTATATATTATAAAAATAAAAACTATACATTAGACATCAAAGGTGTAGATGAATTAGAGGATTCGTTCGCAAAATATATTAAAGAACAATATTCTCAAAAATCTATAGACCTTGCAGAAGTGTGGGATGTTCCTAGTTATCAGTTTAGACCAGGAGAATTAGTAATATTTTCTGGTGATACTGGTATGGGTAAATCAGCACTTGTGCAAAACATAATAGCAAAAGCCAAGAAAGATACATTATTCTTATCATTAGAAATGCCAGAACAATTAACATTCAGACGTTTTATTCAAATTGCAATGAAACAAACAAAAGACTGGGTACATAATATGTTTACTTCTAATGAAAATGTATCATTTAAGGAATTGTTAGGTCATATTAAAATTATGACTATAGCACCTACAATCAATGCTATTAAAGAAATAGTAGCTCAACATGAACCTAATGTACTTGTAGTTGACACAGTTGACGAAATGCAAGTAGATTATGTACGTGGAGAGATAGAAAAACAAAATCAAATTATAGATGGACTTAAAGCTATTGCACAGAAACATAATACCATAGTATTTGCAGTACATCACATTAATAAAGCAGCCGCAGCTGGAGGTAATCTTGGATTACATTCATTAAAAGGCTCTTCTAATGTAGTACAAAAAGCAGATAAGGTATTAATTGTGTCTGGCAATAGAGATGAAATATATAGAACAATTTCTTCTGCTAAGTCTCGTGATGAAGGTCAATTTGAGATGTTGGCTAAGTTCATGTATGAAACGATGACATTTGAAAAGGCATTAATATGAACTTAAAGAATATCATAGCTTATACATCATTATGGAATGATGAAGCTAAATTAAATAGAGTTACCTTATTTACGTTCTTGTATTTACAAATCGCATTACGTGATACCGATGATGTAAGTACATTTGAATTTGGATTTGGATTACATAGACTCGAGTTTGTTTGGGGTATAAACCTATATGGCGCATCCGAATAAAATAAGAGGAAATAGCTTTGAACGAGAAATCGTAAACAAAGCAAAATCTGATGAGTATAAGCTTTCGTCAAAGAGAGCTTATGCATCAGACGGTAGATCGTTGGGTAAATCTGAAGTAGTTGATGTGCTTGTTGAAGACGTTACGATACAAGCAAAAAGACGAAAAAAGGTTGCCCAATGGTTATACCCAGAGTATCACGGAGACGATGTAGATGTTGTTGCTACAAGAATGGATAGAAGTAGAACCTTGGTAGTAATGTATCTAGAAGATTGGTTAGAATTAATAAAAATAAAAAAGGAGTACCAAGAATGGAAATTAGCAAAGAAGAAATAAACGCTATTATGTCGTTAGCAAAAAAGATTATACAACATCAATCAGAAGAAAAGTGGAATAAACAAATTAGACAATCTGAAGATAAATACGATAATATGGATATAGACGCAATAGAATGGGATGATATACGTAGCCCAGAAAGGTGTGAATCTTGTAATGACTAAATCGTTATTTACCACAGAAGAACTCTTGGTTATTAGAGCTGCGTTACTTAACTTTAAAAAGGCACCATTTGTACCAGACGGTGAAAAAGAGTTAATTGACAAAATGATGAAAAAAATATTCAAGAGATTAGACAAACAATTAAGTTCTGATAATTAATACACTATCATTTTTTTTGATAAAATTTAAAGGTCGTGGGGTTTTTATGTTTTCTAGTTTAGGTTTTTATATAATGTATGGGGATATGTTTCCTAAGCTAGAGTTTATCCTTTACTCACGACCTACATTTCCCTTCTCAATATAAATAGCTTAAAAGGAGCTATGCGGGTTATTCCCGCCTTACCCTTTATTAAGCAAATACAAATTGGTTGGCAAACTATATTAGTATATTAACGAAAGAGAAGGGAAAAAATTATTCCAATTTGGTGACACCAAGGAAAGTAAAGATATGAAAAAGAAAAAAATAGATAAAGCATGGTCCATTGTTGATGAATACCATGGTAATGAAAACAATATTATATTTAAGTCTGAGAGTTTGAAAAAGCTCTTTAGATTACCAAAACGCTTAAATAAGCCTTTTTTTCCCAATAAGCATACTAACACTGGCAAAAAGCCCTAAAAGTTGATTCTCGAACGGATTTAAGCTCAAAACCTATGCTATATGGGGTCTTATTTAAGACTTTAGCCCGAAAACCAATCTGTAAAAGCAAATATAAACACTATAGTGTATAATGTAATAATTAATGCTAACATTGCGTCTCCCATTATTCTTCTACGACTTCTTGTTCAGCTGCTAATTCAGCTTCTTTTTCAGCTTTACGTTCTGCAATAGCTGCTCTACGCATTTCATGCATTCTATGCACAGGAATACCAGTTGCAAAATCAGGTAACATAGCTGGACTATCATATATTCTAGTCATATCTCTTAATGCTCTACCAAACGGTAAATATGTCCAAGATTGATATTTCCAGAATGAATCCCAATCACCAGTTAAAAATGAATTTACAGGTGGTAGTACATATCTAGCTGCTGGTGGTGTTACAATTTGTAGCGGTGCTAAGACTGGGTGTGGCCATTGACTAAAGAAAGCTCTATCACGCTCTTTTGCATCTCCAAATACTAACCCTGCCATATCTTGCATCCAATTCATAGGCGGAGACAATGAATATTCAAAAATACTAGCAACAAAAATGTTTGCTAATGCTAATGACATTAAGTCTGCAGTAAATTGTCTTTGGAATTTTTCGTTTGCAGCAGTCCCTTTGATAAATCCTGTATATTTCATACCGTATTTATAAAGGTCGCCTCTACGTTTAATACTGTTCCAAGCATAAGGATGGAAACGAGTCATAATACGACCCATAGCAGTATTAGAGTAATTTGTTCTGAAAGCTGAATGATACATAAACTGAGAACCTTCAACACCTCTTTTAGCAATCTCAATTAATGCTACATTGTCAAAAGTCATATGACGCAACATTTCATTACCAAAAG